TGCATGCCCTGTGGCAAGGCACCTTCATGGTCGGTTCCATGGCACTGGGCACCAACGTCCTGCGCCCTGACTGCGCCATCGAGATCACCACTTCCGTCTGATCGCTGCTACCTAGGGGGCTGCGGCCCCCTTTCTTTTTTTCTTTTGGAGTCTTGCTATGGCTCAAGCTCGCACCAGCTTCTTGCAAGCCGTGAACCGTGTGCTGCAGATGATGGGCGAGGCGCCCGTCAACAGCTTGAACGGCCAGTTCGGTTTGGCCAAGCAAGCAGAAGACACCCTGAACGACGTCAGCCGCAAGTTGCAAGCAGAGGGCTGGTCGTTCAATACCGACTACGAGCGCACCCTGGTGCGCAATGCCAGCAATCAAATCGAGGTGGGCGACAACGTCAGCCGTGTGGTGGTTGACCCCTACCTGTACTCAAACCTGGATGTCGTGCAGCGCGGAAGCAAGCTGTATGACCGACGCAACAACAGCTATACCTTCACCGTAGACCTCAAGGCAGACGTCACCTACATCCTGGAGTGGGACGAACTGCCGGAGCATGCTCGCCAATACGTGATGACCCGCGGTGGTCGTCAGCTCCAAGAGGCAATCATTGGCAGCGCTGACCTGACCCGCATGAACCTGACCCTGGAGCTGGAGGCTCGCAGTCAATTCCTGGAAGAGGAGACCACCAAGAGCGAGCACAGCATGCTGCGTGGCAATCCGAACCATACAGGTGTAATCAGGACCTATCTGCCCAGCCGTGCGATTGCGCGTTAAGCCATGCCACTCGTTAGCAGCACGATCCCCAACCTGATCAATGGGGTCAGCCAGCAGCCAGCGGCCCTGCGTCTGGCTTCACAAGCCGAGTCAGTCATTAACTGCATGCCCAGCCCTGTTGAAGGGCTGAAGAAGCGTCCGCCGATCTACCACCTGAATCGGATGTTTGCCGGTACAGCCGGAACAGGCCGTCCGTTTGTACACATCGTCGATCGAGACGGCACGATCCGGTATCTGCTGTTCATTACCGACGGCAACATCCGGGTGTTTGACCTGAATGGGACACAGCAAACCGTCACCACCCCTGACGGTGTCGGCTACCTAAACATCAACAACGCATCTGACCCGTCCAATCAGTTCCGGGTGGCATCAGTTGCAGACGTCACGTACATCGTCAACCGCGAGGTGGAGGTGGCCATGTCTGCGGCCACGTCAACCAACTGGGGCACCAGGTCCATGGTCTTTTGCAAGACCGCGGACTACTCCACCACCTACAGCATCACGGTCAACAGCACGACGGTCAGCTACACAACGGCAAACGCTGGTGGCGCCAACCCAAGCACCGTTCAAATTGCCAGCAACCTGGCCAGCAGTCTGTCGTCAGCGCTTGGGGCTGGCTGGACAATCGCTGCTCAGGACTACATCGTCACGATTGAGAAGAACGACGGCGGTGACTACACCCTGAAGGCGACTGACACTCGCAACGCTGAAGGGACGATCCCGATCAAAGGCACGATTGACACCATCACTGATCTGCCCCTGTTGGCGCAGCATGGGTTCACCGTCAAGATTGCAGGCAGTTCGTCAACCAACTTCGACGACTACTACGTCCGCTTTGAAGCCAACGCCGGCAGTGGTTTTGGCCATGGCACTTGGCGGGAAACAGTGGCCCCTGGCATCGTCTTTGAACTTGACGCTGCCACCATGCCGCACGTGCTGGTGCGCAATGCCAACGGCACCTTCACATTCCAAGAGTTCGATTGGTCTGGCCGAGTGGCCGGTGATGCGAGCACAGCACCGGAACCCAGCTTTGTTGGCAGCACAATTCAAAACATCACGCTGTTCCGCAATCGCTTGGTGCTGCTGGCAGATGAGAACGTCATCTTGTCTGCTTCTGATAGTTACGACCGCTTCTGGCCAGAGACCGTGCAGACGGTCGTCGACAGCGATCCGATCGACATCAGCACTGGTGGTACAGAGATCAACTTCCTGGTGAGCAGCCTGGCCTTTGCCAACACGCTGCTGCTATTCAGCCGTCATGGTCAGTTCCGTCTGGACACTGGCGCCACAACTGTTGGCACCAGCCTTACGCCCAGGACCGCGACCATTACTGCCATCACTACGTTTGAGATGCAGGCGACGGTCGACCCAGTAGGTGTTGGCCGGATGGTCTATTTCGCTATCCCCAAGGGCGACTTCAGCGGCATCCGTGAGTTCTTCCTGCCAGACGCCAGTGGCCCGGTGCCCCTGTCGGAAGAAGTAACGGCAGCTGTGCCGCGGTTTGTTCCTGGCAACCTGTCCACGTTGGTGGCATCAGTGTCTGAGGAAGCGATCGTTGCACTTAGCAGCGACGAGCCTGACCGGATCTACCTGTACAAGTTCTTCTTTGAGGACGACACCAAGCTGCAATCCGCCTGGTCTTACTGGCAGGTGGAAGACGCCAAGGAGATCATCGGCGCTGACATCCTGGACAGTGACCTGTACTTGGTTGTCGAGTACAGCGATGGTGTGTACCTAGAGCGTGTCGCGCTGCGCCCGGAGACGGTCGACAGTGGCACCAACTTTGAGATCCTGCTGGATCGCAAGACAACAGAGGCCAGCTGCACGGTGGCGCTGACCAACCCGGCCGGCCTGGACGTGCAGTCAACGATCACGCTGCCATACCCCATGGCTGCGACTGGAACCATGGTGGTTGTTGGGCGCTTCCAAGCAGGCAACACCATCCAGCACGGCCAGGTGCTGTTCCCCATTGCCGAAAGCCTGAACGGGGGGACTGGTGGCAACGGCACCATGACAGTGCGCGGTGACCTGACCAACGCCGACTTCTACGTGGGCGAGCTGTACAACATGACCTATGAGTTCTCAACGCCATACCTGAAAGAGCAACCAGCAGGTGGCGGTCTCGCCGTAGCAGCAGGCCCTCGGCTGCAACTACGGACCTGGTCGGTGGTCTTTGACGACACGTCGTCATTCCAGTTGCGCATCACCCCGCAAGACCGTGACACCCAGACCTACCCCTATGAAGGCCTGACGGTTGGCGATGGCACTGTGCTAATCGGCGCCCCACAACTGGCTACGGGCAAGTTCCGTGTCCCGGTTATGGCGCAGAACACAGAGGCCAAGATTGAGATAGTCAGCAACAGCCCACTACCGTGCAGGGTGCAATCAGCCGAATGGGAAGGGTGGTATCACAGCCGTGCCAATCGCCTGTGAAGACGGGCTATCAACGACGGGCCACGATTGATGACGTGGCCCTTGTTGCTGATGAGATGCGGCCAGAGGATGTGGCCGAAGTCCGGGCACAGTCAGGCCACTCCCCACGCGAGGCATTGCTGTTCTGCTTTTTCATGAGCAAGCCGTGCATGACCATGGTCGGCCGCAGAGAAAACGTGGTTGGCATGTGGGGTGTCGTCCCCCAGGGACCGACAGCTGGTCGGGTGTGGATGCTTGGCTGCCAGTCAATGCTTGATGATCACGGCGACCGTCGCACTTTTCTGAAAGAATCAAAGGCGGAACTGACCAAGCTGCATGAGCAGTACCCCGTACTGTTCAACGTGGTCGACGCAAGGAATGAGGTCCATGTCCGTTGGCTGCGGTACATGGGCTTTACCTTTATCCGTAAGCATCCAAACTGGGGACCAGAAGGTCGCCTGTTCTACGAGTTTGTGAGGATCTGAAGCATGTGCGGACCCGCAGCTATCCCTATCGCCATGGGCGTCGCTACGGCGGGCCTGGGGATTGGCCAGCAAATCGCCTCATACCAGCAGGCAAAAGCCAACACGGCGTTCAGAAACGCGGTAGCAGAGCAGCAATATGAATATGGCCTTCTGCAAGCACAGAGCAGCCGTGAATACGAATCACAACGCAGCCTGCTGCAGAACGACATCATCTCTCAGAACGCCGAGATCGCTGCGATTGCACATGCTGGCGAGATATATGGAGCCAACCTCCGATACATGCAAGAGCAGGAGGCGGCGGCGCAGAAGCGAAGGGAATCTGGCATAAAGCTATTGGAATCCAGGGGTGAGATCGCTGCCGCTGGTCGTGTCGGCAATGTCGTCGACACGTTGCTTGCTGACTTGTACCGCAAGGACGCCGCGTTTGACTACGCCAATAGCCGCAACCTGGCGTTCACCATGATGCAGACGCAAGAGGCTAAGCGAGGAGCACAGGCTCAGTACGCAAGTCGGCTTGCCAGTCAGCAGCCGTACTTGCAACGAACGATCCTGGATCCGATCAAGCCTCTGCAAGAAGCTAGCCCCAGCTCCCTCCCGTACATCATCGGAGGAGCTAGCAGCGTTCTTAGTGGCGTCAGCGCTGGCTTAAGCACAGCAAGCGCATTGAAGGGGCTCGACCCAAACTTCTTTGACAAGCCAGTCCCCAAGCCGCCAGTTCCCAAGCCGTAAGCAACCTGTTTTGAACCATGGCACGTCTTTCTCTTGGTCAAGCAACTGGTGAAGTCGTTGGCGCGAAGGAGTCCCGCCGCCTAGTCGGGGCCGAGCCACAAGTAGCGACAGGTGGGGCGCTTGCTCCACAAATGCCGACGGCACCTGCACTACGTCCTCAGGCTCAGGCTGCCAACCTTTACTTCCAGCCAGGCGCGCCAAGCCTTGGTGGTCCCGTACAGCTAGGCGCTCTGCCCAACTTGCCTGAACCAAGTCAGGACATGGCGGCACTCGCCAAGGCTCTTGGCAACTTCAGCCCTGAGCTAAGCCAGCTGGTTCAAAACACCGTCGACTTCAAGAAGGCGGAAATCAAGCAGCGCGAAACAGAAGCCACCCAGTTTGCTGCTCAGGCCTCGCAGTTCGGCGCTTATGGCAGCAAGCCTGAACTGCAGAAAAACCTGGAAAAGGCTGCGGCGACTGGCAATGAAGACGCCAAGCGCCTGCTGCAGTACATGCTGTCCCGGCACCCCGGGATGATGACCTATGTCGACGAGGCCATCAGTGAATCTGCGTTCCTGACGCGGATTGCAAAGCTTCCTTCCGTGATGAAGGACATGCGGATGGTCGACGACGGCAACGGCGGTCAGGTCGACATTCGCACTTTGCGTTCAAGTGATCCCAGGTATCAAGCAGCAGTCAACGCCAACTTGCTAGGTGGATTGGACTTCAGCCCACGGGCATACACCAAGTATCAGGCCGCTATTGCCAATGCTCAGGCGCAAGAGTACAAGCGCCAGGACGACGCTTTCTACGTTCGGCAACGCGAAGACCAATACGTTGCTGACACGGTGACCTTCGATGCCTTGGCCCAGGCAGCAGGCAGCGGTTCTGTCTCCGCTCAAGACATCGGCGTGAAGCTGACAGTGATGAACGACAGCCACTATCAGCTTGATGAAGATGGCGGCGCCAAGTTCCGCGAAAACATGCTTAGCCGTCTTGTCACGGCTGTCGCTGGGTTGCCAGAAACCACAGAACAACAGCGATTGATCAAAGAGAACGCTGCGGCCACGATCCTTCAAGGCATTACCTATGCACGGGGCGGCCCAGCGGAAGAACGAGTTGAAGACAAGGAAGGCAACTTAAAGCCAAGCGCGTATTTGATTTACCGCCTGGGTGGGAAAGCAGTCTTCAGCACCTTCCAAAAACAACTGAACGATGTCCTTAACGGCGTCCAGTCAGCTCAAGACACCTACGAGAGAAACGAAGGTCAACGCTTCGGCGGCAGCCTTGGTGAAACGCTATTCACTCCAGACATCGCTAGGAACCCTGCACAGCTTGATCGCAACCTTACGCTGGGCCTGCAACAGATTGCACAACGCTTTGCCGGCAGGCCGGAGGCCGCGGCCGGCGCAAGGGCAACCTTGGAAGCCGCCTACTCCACCTACGACAAGGCATACAGCGAACCGCTCCGTCAACAGCTTTTTCAGCAGCACCAA